GGGGCACCATTTGTTGTTAAAAAAAATAAAGGTGCTGGACCAAAAGGACAGACTAGTAATATGCAAATAAAAAAAGTAGCTTTTAAAGGCGTAAAATAGTATACTTTATTAAATCAAAAGGAGGTTTCTATGAATTTAATTAGAGACTTAATCGATCACTTAAAAGAATGGTCTGATTGGAAAATGAAAGATTGGATTAAAGCTGGTATTGTGGCAGTAATTGTAATTGTAATTATAGGAGCAATCTAAAATTATATGTGGCAACTTTTAGCAAAACCACTTCTTGGCGTCGTCGCTGATGGCGTCAAGGGTTTTGTAGAAACAAAGAAAGCAAAACAAGAATTAAAATTAACAACAATCAAAGCAACACAGAAACTTAAAGAAGATCAGATAGCTGGAAAAGTTGCATGGGAGCAAAGTGCTGTCGATCAAATGAAAGGATCGTGGAAAGATGAGGTAGCATTAATTGTACTACTTCTTCCAGCAGTTTTAGTCTTCACGCCTTTACAAGATCATGTTCATAAAGGGTTTCTCGCTTTGCAAGACCTACCGTCGTATTATCACAATTTATTATATATTGCGATTTCTGCAAGCTTTGGCATCAAGGCTGGATCAAGTGCGATAGGTCTATTTAAAAAGAAATAATGAGTTACGAAGAATTATCTAAATCAGTAAAATTAAGTGAAGGGTTCAGAAATAAAATTTATCAAGATACCGAGGGGTTTGACACCATTGGCTGGGGTCATAAAGTTGTTGTAGGAGATCCTTTTGTTCCCGATCAAGAATACACTGAAGAAGAATTACAATCAGTATTTGATAAAGATTTAAGTAGAGCAATAGCTCAAGCTAAACAATTAATGACTCAAAATAATATTGATGATTTACCTGAAACAGCGCAACACGTGTTAGCAGAAATGTGCTTCCAACTTGGACAGTACGGAGTAGCTAAGTTTAAAAACATGTGGAAATGCCTGCAAGAAGCTAATTTTATTGGTGCAAGTTACGAGATGCTTGACTCAAGATGGAACAAACAAACACCAAACCGATGTAAAAAATTAGCTGAATTAATGAAATCATGCGGATAGAAAATTTTTTTACTTTTTATAAAAAAGAATTAATTAGTAGACAAAAGCAAGTAGAAGAGTCTATACTTAACGGACTCGCTAAAGATTGGGCAGATTATAAATATCTTACTGGAAAATTAGCAGCATTAAAACAAGAGGAACAGGAACTCACGGACCTGCTTAGAAAAACGGAGCTAGATGATGACTAAAATACTCATGCCAAAGCACGTATGGGATGGTGCAACGGCTGAAAAAAAGAAGAATGAATTAGAAAAGGTACCCACGCCAACAGGGTACAGAATAGTTTTATTTCCATTAAAATTAGAAGGTAAAACAAAAGGTGGGATTCATTTAACAGATGAAACTATACAGGAATCACAAATTACAACTAATATTTGTAAAGTCTTAAAAGTTGGCCCTAGTGCATATAAAGACAAAGACAGATTTCCTGATGGTCCTTGGTGTAAAAAGGACGATTGGGTGTTAATAACTCGTTACGCAGGATCTAGAATAAAAATAGATGGTGGTGAGTTAAGAATTATTAACGACGATGAAATACTGGCTGTCGTTGATGATCCTAGAGATATTTTGCCAGCTAATATTTTATAACCATGGAGAAGTCTATGCAACAAGTACAAAGTGAGCAGGAGAAAATGGTGCCTATAGACACCTCTGGTGATCCTGTTGATGTAGAAATTAAAGATTCAAAAGATGAATCTCAAGAAAAAATTGAAACTAAAGAGCCTGAAGTTGTCGTCGAGGAACAATCTAAACAGACTACAAAAAATGATGAATTAGATGAGTATTCTGAATCAGTAAAAAAACGTATTGATAAATTGACTAAAAAAATGCGTGAGGCTGAAAGAAGAGAGGCTGCAGCTCTAGAGTACGCAGAAAAGATAAAAAAACAAAACGAAAATCTTGAAGCAAAAACAAAAGAATTAGATTCAGGTTATACTGCTGAATTTAAAGAAAGAGTTAATACTCAATCAGAAGTAATAAAAGATAATTTAAAAAGAGCTTTACTAGCTAAAGATAATGATGCTGTGGTTAAAGCTCAAGAGCAACTAGCTCAAATTGCAATTGATCAACAAAGATTAAAAGAAGCAGAAAAATTACTTTCACAAAAAGAAGAAGTTGTTAATTCTCCAAAGGAGCCTGAAAAGCCTGCTTATCAAAAACCTGATCCAAGAGCCGAACAGTGGGCTGAGGATAATGAGTGGTTTGGTAAAGATGAGGTTATGACTTATGCGGCTTTTGGTATTCATAAGAGATTAGTAGAACAAGAAGCTCTTGATCCTAAATCAGAAGAATATTATAAAGAACTTGACAATCAAATGAGAAAAGAGTTTCCTCACAAATTTGGGGATACCAACAAGACCACCCGACAATCCGTCCCTCCGGTTGCGTCTGCAAATAGATCTACAAAATCGGGACGTCGCACTGTGAGACTCACACCTTCACAGGTAGCTATTGCAAAAAAACTTGGTGTGCCACTTGAAGAATACGCAAAACACGTGAAGGAGGCGTAAATGACTACTAAAGGAATTAAAAATCTATCACGCAAATTAGAAACCCGTGAAAAGGTGACTCGCAAGAGGGGATGGGTTCCTCCATCAAACCTTGACGCACCGGAACCACCAGAGGGTTATCACCACAGGTGGGTACGAGCTGAGTATCGTGGTCAACAAGATGAAAAAAATGTCATCGGTAGATTACGAAGTGGATATGAGCTTGTAAGAGCTGATGAGTATCCTGACAGAATGGATTTACCTCACATTGAGGATGGTAAATACAAAGGCGTTATTGGTACAGGTGGACTTCTACTAATGAGATGTCCTATCGAAGTAAAAGAGGATCGAGATGAATATTTTCGTAATCTTACAAACGATAAGACAAAAGCAATAGAGGAAGATCTACACAAAGACGAGCACCCCGCAATGCCTATCTCACAAGACAGGCAAAGCAGAGTAACATTTGGGGGCAAAAAGTCTTAATTAGTAAGATGATTGTCTCTGAAATAATTTAGGAGACTACTATGGCTAACATAGACCAAGCATTTGGTTTAAGACCAATAGCTAAAGTTGGTTCTGCCCCAGGCGGAACTACTGGTACTACTAAATACTCTATTGCAAGTGGCGCAAGCGGACTTTTTACTGGAGATCCAGTTAAACAAGGTAACGATGGAAATATCGTTATAGCAACAGCGGGCGACGCTATAAGGGGAGTATTTATGGGTTGTTTTTATACAGACCCAAGTACATCAAAGCCTAGATTTAATAATACGTTCCCTAATGGAACAGTAGCATCTGATGCGATAGCATTTGTAGCTGATGATCCTCATCAGTTATTTATCTGTCAGCAAGATTCAGACGCAACAAATCTAGTAGCTGCAAATTTAAATGAAAACTGTAATCTAGTTTTCGGGGCTGGTAGCACCACTACGGGTGTATCAGGCGTTGAAATTGATTCGAGTTCCAAAAATACTACGGCTGCACTTCAAGTGAAGTTGATTGATTTTTATGACACTCCGAGTAATGACGCAACAGCGAATAACTCGATCTTTGTCGTAAAGATTAACAACCATGAACTGAATGGTGGCACTGGTACAACTGGTAGCTCGTAAAAGGCGAATAGGAGATTACCATGGCTATTAATAGAGCCCAACTGGCGAAAGAACTGGAACCAGGCCTAAACGCCTTGTTCGGAATGGAGTATTCTCGTTATGAGAACGAGCATGCTGAAATATTTGACCAAGAAACTAGTGACAGAGCTTTTGAAGAAGAGGTAATGTTAGTTGGATTTGGCGAAGCTGCTGTAAAGCAAGAAGGTGCTGCTGTTCAGTTTGACACTGCACAAGAATCTTTCACAGCTAGATATTCTCACGAAACTGTTGCATTAGCATTCAGTTTAACTGAGGAAGCAGTCGAAGACAATCTTTACGACACTTTATCTGCTCGATACACTAGATCATTGGCACGTTCAATGGCATACACAAAGCAAACAAAAGCAGCGAACATATTAAATAATGCGTTCTCAACTGCTGGTGGTGATGGTGTTTCATTAGTAAACACTGCACACCCAACTGCTTTAGGTGGAACTTTCTCAAACAGAAGTTCAACTGATGCTGATTTGAACGAAACCTCATTAGAGCAAGCAATGATTGATATTGCAGGTTTTATCGATGAAAGAGGACTAAAAATTGCAATGCAGGGAAGAAAATTAATTATCCCAGTAAACATTCAATTTGTAGCTGATAGAATATTAAATTCTACCCTCAGAGTTGGTACATCTGACAATGATATCAATGCACTCAGAAACATGGGTATGTTACCAGAGGGTTATACAATTAACCACTATCTATCTGATACTGATGCATACTTTATTAAAACTGATGCTACTAATGGATTTAAACACTTTGTAAGAGCACCTCTAACCACTGGTATGGAAGGTGACTTTGACACAGGAAACATGAGATACAAAGCACGTGAGAGATACAGCTTTGGATTTTCAGATCCTAGATGTGTATACGGATCACAAGGTTCATAAAATTTATTGGATCCTCCCAAGGAGAAAGGCGCTTGTAAGAGCGCCTTTTTTTATTTATACTAATTACAAGTATCCTAGATTAATTTAGTCGTGCACACTGGCTAGGCAGACGTGTATAGAGACTGCATGACGAGGGCTATACAACCAAGGAGGTAAATATGGCTAACCCACATTTTCAGAACATGATTCTATGGGCAGGTAATACTGATGCTACTGAAGCAAAAAAGAATCAACCAATGTTCATGCCATATCCGTCAGATCAAACTTTTTACGGATATTTTAATGACTTTACGACGTACAATTCTGGTGATTGGACGATTACAACAACAGAAGCTGGTGGCGGTAGCGCTAGTGAAGAAATTATTTCTGGCGCAGGTGGTCAGTTAAGAATTTCAAACGATGATGCTGCAAGTGATTCAGACTTCTTACAATTAAAAGGTGAATCATTTAGACTAAGCACAAGTAAGAAAGCATACTTTTCAGCTAGGTTTAAATGTAACGATGTAGACCAAAATGACTTTATTATGGGATTACAAATCACAGATACAACTCCGTTAGATGTATCAGATGGTGTGTACTTCATAAGCGTAGATGGTTCTGCTGATTTACTTTTAAATGTTGAAAAAGATAACTCTGTAGATGCAACTACAGTCGCTACAATGGAAGACGATACTTTCATAACAGTAACGTGGTTTGTAGATCCAGATAGAGATGCTATTTATTATTCAATTAATAATGCAACTCCAGTTAAAGTATCTAATGCAAAACTACCTGATGATGAAGATTTAACAATATCTTTTGGTATTCAGAATGGTGAAGCTGCTGGTAACACTTTGACTATTGACTACGTAAATATGATCGTAGAGAGATAGGAGTAAACAATGGCTTATTCACCCGTAACTAGAACTGTGGTTAATACAGATCGTAAATTTGTATTTAGTTTTAATCACATTAGTGATGGTAGCAATGGAGGTGTGACCACCATTGATGCATCTACTCTAGGCACTAACAAATTAGGTCAAACTTGCACTTATTTAGACATTGAAAAAGTTCGTTGTAATATTTCAACAACTGCACAAAACGATTCAGCTTTAGTTGCGTTTGATGCAGATACAGATGATACAGCTTTACTTTTAAATGGTGATACGGATTATGATTTTAGCTCTTTTGGAGGTATTACTAATCCAAGATCAACTGGTGTAACTGGTGATATAAAAATTACCATACCTGTCCAAACTGCAAATGATTCTACATTTATTATGCTTGAATGCATAAAGAGGTATGAAGCGTTAAGTTAATGGCTAGAAAACGAGACAAACAGCCGCCAAAAACTAAAAAGTATTCT